ACAGGGACACCCTTTCCTCAGAGCTCTCGGAAGTTATCCACAATTTTCAACTACCCCACTTGACAAGTTCGAAAAAATGTTCTATAATGCAGGCAGTTGAAAAACGTGAACTTCCCCGGATAGGGATATAGAATCGAACCAGGGCGGCTTGTTGCCCATCGAAACAATATCTGGCTATATACTATCACATATGTTTTCGATTTTCAACTACCGGTCACATTTTTTTTGCGAATTCAGTATAAAAAAGAATGTGTCCAATAAAGCGGACAAATATGTGGGAGGTTGGGAAAGATGAAAAAATTTTGCAGCACGACCCTGGGAAATTTTCCCGGAAGGCTCGGAAAAGGCAGGAACGTATGACAGCCCCCTGGGTTCTGGACCTGCAGCGGCAGGAAAAATGGGACCGTTTTCTGAAACGGCGGCCCCGATGCGCCCTGTGCGGAGGGCCGATCCTGGAGGATGAGGCACTGGTATTAGACGGAAAGTTCTACTGCTTGCCTTGTGTGAGCTGGAACACGGAGGAGGTGACGGAATTTGACCCCGGACTGGAAGGGTATTCGCTTGGATTATAGCCAGGGTATGACCCAGTCGGCGCTGCAAGCCAAATACGGCGTGGCTGCTTCCACCCTGCGGAAACGCATCCGCGCCGAGGGATGGTCCCGGAAGGAAAGCGCAAAAGTTCAGGAAGACGAACAAATCTCAGTTTCTGTCCCGCGCTCCCCTGCCCCAGACCCGCGGCTGACACGGGTAGATGCCCTGGCGGATGCCATGCTGGGCTGCCTGGAGCGGGCGGTCAGAGAGCTGGATACGGTAACGCAAAACGTCCGGGAGAAATCCAAGCTGGAAGACGGAGCCGAGCTGGTTACGGATTTTGAACGGCTTCTGCCCGAGGAGAAGGGCATCATCGACCGGGGCGGGCTGAAGCAGCTCACCGGAGTGCTGAAGGACATCAAGGATGTGCTCACCCTGCGCTCCGATGCGGACACCCGGGAGCAGGAGGCCCGCATCGCCAAGCTGCAGCGGGATCTGGACCGGGAAACGGAGAAGGCCTCTGTTACGGTGGTTCTGGAAGGAGAGAGCGGGTGCTATGCCGAATAGCGTTCTCATCATGCCCAGGCCCAATGAGAAGCAGCGCCTGGCCCTGACGGAAAAGCACCGCTACGTGGGCTACGGCGGAGCCCGGGGCGGCGGCAAAAGCTGGTTCGTCCGCTGGAAAGCGATCTTGCTGTGCCTGCACTACCCAGGCATCAAGGTACTCATCACCAGAAAGACCTATAAGGAGCTGTTCAACAACCATATCGCTCCCTTGCAGCAGCTGCTCGCAGGGGTGGCCGAGTACAAAAGCACGGACAAGCTCATCCATTTTCCCAACGGAAGCACCATTTCCTTCGGCTACTGCGCAGCGGATGGGGACCTGGGGCAATACCAGGGTGCGGAATACGACGTTTGGTTTGCCGATGAGGCAGGGCAGTTCCAGGAGGAGTGGCTGGTGCAGATCGACGCCTGCGTCCGGGGGGTCAACCCCTTTCCCAAAAGGACCTACTACACCCTGAACCCCGGCGGACCTGCCCACGGCTACTTCAAGCGGCTGTTCATCGACCGGAATTTTACGGAAGAGGAGCACCCGGAGGACTATGCCTTCATCCAGGCCCTGTGCACGGACAACAAGGCCCTGATGAAAAGCCAGCCGGAATATCTGCGTGCCCTGGAAAAGCTCCCGCCGAAGCTGCGGGAGGCCTGGCTCTACGGCCGCTGGGACGTATACGAGGGCCAGTTCTTTGAAGAATTCCGGAACGACCCCAAGCACTATCGGGACCGCCGCTTCACCCATGTCATCGACCCCTTTGAGATCCCGAAGCACTGGACCGTCTACCGCAGCTTCGACTGGGGCTACCACAGGCCCTTCTCCTGCGGCTGGTGGGCCGTAGACCCGGACGGGGTGGCCTACCGGATTCTGGAATTCTACGGCTGCACAGGGGAGCCCAACGAGGGGCTCAAGTGGCCGCCTCAGCAGGTGTTTGCGAAGATCCGCGCCATTGAACGGGAGCACCGATACCTGGCAGGGAAAAAAATCATCGGCATTGCAGACCCGGCCATCTGGGACGGCTCCACAGGCGAATCCATCGCCGACACGGCGGCGAAAAATCAGGTGTATTTCTCCCCGGGAGACAACAAGCGCATTCCCGGCTGGATGCAGCTGCACTACCGGCTGAGCTTTGACGAAGCGGGAATGTCCCGGCTCTATGTCTTCCGCAACTGCCGCCACTTTATCCGCACCCTTCCCCTGCTGCAATATGACAAGTCCAGCCCCGAGGATCTGGACACCCAGGGAGAGGACCATGCGGCGGACGAGGCCCGGTATTTCTGCATGGCACGGCCCATTGCACCCCGGGAGCGGCCGGAAATCCGAAAAAAGAGCAGCGCTGCGCTGTTTCTGGATATTGAAGAAGAAAATACGGTCCCAAGAAGACCGGGAATGGAGATCATCAATGAAGCAAGCAATGCAGATCGGGCCGGAACAGGTCCGGGCCGCCCGGGTGATCCTGAACCGCTGCCGGGAGGGCAAGGCCAACCTGGAGCGGCGGGTCATTGAGGACGAGCAGTGGTACCGGATGCGCCACTGGGAATGTATGCGCCGGGGGGCGGGAAGCACGGTGGAGCCCGCCTCGGGGTGGCTGTTCAATGCCATCGCCAACAAACACGCCGAAGCCATGGACAATTTCCCCAGGCCCAATGTGCTGCCCCGGGAGGAGGGAGACAAGGAGCTGGCCAAGGTCCTGGGCAGCATCCTGCCGGTCATTTTGCAGCAGGAGGACTTTGAGGACACCTACGATCGGGTCATGGACGACAAGCTGAAAACCGGCACGGGTATCTACGGTGTCTTCTGGAACCCGGACAAGCTGGACGGCCTGGGCGACATCAGCATCCACCGCATTGACGTGCTGAATCTCTATTGGGAAAGCGGCATTACGGACATCCAGCAGTCGAGAAACGTCTTCTATCTGCGGCTGTGGGACAACGATCTGCTTTTGGAGCAGTACCCCCAATTGGAGGGCAAGCTGGGAGCCCAGGAGACAGGAAACCGCTATGTATTCGAAGACCGGGTGGATACCTCGGAGAAGACGGCGGTAATTGACTGGTACTACAAGAAGCGGCAGGGCTCCAAAACGGTGCTGCACTACTGCAAATTCGTGGGCGACACGGTGCTCTTTGCCACGGAAAACGAGGCACGCTACCGGGACCGGGGCTGGTATGACCATGGGCTCTACCCCTTTGTGTTCGATCCCCTGTTCCGCACGGCGGGAAGCCCCTGCGGCTTTGGCTACATCGATGTGGGCAAGTCCGCCCAGGAATACGTGGACCGGGGCAACCAGGCTATCCTGCAAAATATGCTGTCCAATGCCCGGCCCCGGCACTTCATCCGGGCGGACGGGGCGGTGAACGAAGAGGAATATGCAGACCTGAGCCGGGACTTTGTCCATGTGGACGGGGCGCTGGGCGACGACAGCATCAAGCCCATTGCCGGAAAGCCCCTGAGCGACATCTACGTAACGGTCATCGACAAGAAGATCGACGAGCTGAAGGAGGTCACGGGCAACCGGGACGTGTCCACCGGCGGCACCGTCTCCGGCGTGGTAGCGGCTTCCGCCATTGCAGCTATGCAGGAGGCGGGCACCAAGCTGAGCCGGGACAGCAACCAGGCCTCCTACCGGGCCTTCCGGAAGGTCTGCCTCCTGGCGGTGGAGCTCATCCGGCAATTCTACGAGCTGCCCCGGTGCTTCCGCATTCTGGGGGAGCAGGGCAGCCAGGAGTTCATCAGCTTCACCAATGCCGCCATGGAGCCCAGAAGTCAGGGCGTGGAGCTGGGGGTGGACATGGGCAGCCGCATTCCGCTGTTTGACATTGAGATCGGCGCGGAAAAGCAGAGCCCCTATTCCCGCCTCAGCCAGAACGAAATGGCCATGCAGTTCTTCAACGCGGGGCTGTTTGACCCCGCCCGGTGGGAACAGGCCCTGGCCGCACTGGAGATCATGGATTTTGACGGAAAAGGCACGGTCGAGCGTACCATCCGGGAAAACGGGCAGCGCTATGCTGCCGGGCAAATGCAGGGAATGCAGGAAAGGAGACAATTATGATCCACACGCACTTTTTTCAGAAGAACGGCACGGTCTGCATGGAAATGCAGGGCCATGCCATGACGGCTCCCAAGGGTGCAGACCTGGTCTGCGCAGCGGCCACCACGGTGGCCTACACCCTGGCCCAGGCGGTGCAGTTTCTGTATGAGCAGGGACTGCTGGAGGAGAAGCCGAAAATTCAGATTGCAGACGGCTATGCCCTTGTGTCCGCCGCTCCCAAGGCGGAGGCCTGGGCGGAGACGCTCATGGCCTTCTGGGTCACCCAGGCAGGCGCCTATGTGCTGGAGCACAACTATCCCCAGGCGGTGTGCCTGATGCCTATGGAGGTATCCGCATGACCGCATTCGAACTATGTAACTCCCTGAACTGGCAGCTTTTCGCGGAAGATGCCGGTTCGGAGTCGGGCGTAACGGAGGCCAACGCCCAGCCTCAAGCCGAAGTCCCCTCCAATGGGCCGGAGGACTTCGAGAAACTGATCAAAGGCCCCTACAAGCAGGCCTACGATGCCAGAGTGAAGAGCATCCTTCAGCAGCGGCTGAAAAGCAGCCGGGAAACCGCAGAAAAGTATGCTGCGGCCCAGCCCGTCCTGGAACTGATGCGGCAAAGGCTCGGCATCGAAGGCGAGGACTACGGCGCCATGGAGCAGGCCCTTCGGGAGCGCCTGCCGGAAACGAATCCTGCCGGGCAGCAGCGGCAGGAGGCGGAAATTCAGGCAGGCGCTGACCGGATGGTGGAAGCCTGGCAGCAGCGCAGCCGGGAAATTCAGGAAACCTATCCCGAATTTGACCTGGAAAGGGAGATGCTGCGCGCCGATTTCCGGCAGCTGCTCCGGGCCCGGGTGGATATGCAGACGGCCTATGAAATTCTCCACAAGGAGGAGATCATCCCCGCTGCCATGGCCTATGCCGCCCAGACCACAGAGCGGAAGCTGGCGGAAAAGCTCCGCTCGGAGGGCATCCGCCCCACAGAAAATGGTGCAGGCCAGTCCGGCGCCGTCAGTATGGGATCTCGGGTGTCCCAAATGTCCCGAAAGGAGATCGCCGACCTCTGCCGCCGGGTGGAGCGGGGCGAGAAGGTAAGCTTTGGTTAAGAAAGGAAGTATTTTATGAACATCACATCTTTGCAGCACTTTGCGGACAATCCCACGGTGAATGTCACTACCGACTCCAAGCTGTCCGCGGAAAACAAGACCTTTTATGACCGCGCTCTGGTAGAGGAGGCAGGGCCTAACCTGATCCACGGCCAGTTTGGCCAGAAGCGGCCCATTCCCAAGAATGGCGGCAAGCGCATTCAGTTCCGGCGCTATGCCTCCCTGCCCAAGGCTCTGAAGCCCCTGACCGAGGGTGTCACCCCCGAGGGCCGGAAGCTCAGCGCAACTGCCGTGGAAGCGGAGGTAAACCAGTACGGCGACTTTGTCTGCCTGTCCGATGTGCTGGACCTGACCGCCATTGACAATAACGTTCTGGAGGCCACCAAGGCCGTGGGCCGTCAGGCCGGCCTGACCCTGGACACCATTACGAGAAACGTTTTGCAGTCCGGCACCAACGTGTTCTACTGCCCCAAGGTCGGGGCCAACGGCGTTCAGACCCCGGTGACGGACCGCTCCGGCCTGGACAAGACCTGCACCCTCACCGTAGACGTGGTGAAGAAGGTGGCCGCCATGCTGAAGGCTGCCAACGCCCCCAAGATCGACGGCGACTATGTGTGCATCCTGCACCCCTATGTGGCCTATGACATCATGTCCGACCCCCGCTGGGAGGAGATGCACAAATACACCACCCCCGAAAATATGTACCAGGGGGAGATCGGCCGGATCGCCGGTGTGCGTTTTGTGGAAACCTCCGAAGCGGCGGTTTACAAGGGCACGGAAAACAGCTGTCCCACGGGCCTTGCCGTGTTCGGCTGCCTGTTCATTGCCCAGGGCGCCTACGGTGTGACGGAGGTCACCGGCGGCGGACTGCAGACCATTATCAAGCAGCTGGGCTCTGCGGGCACGGCCGATCCTCTGGACCAGCGCAGCACCGTGGGCTGGAAGGCATTGCAGACGGCGGAGATCCTGATGGAGCCCTACATGGTCCGGGTGGAGTGCTGCTCCGCCTTCAGCCCCACGGCAGAGGCGAATTGAGAGTTGACAGTTGACAATTGACAGTTGACAGTTGGCGGAGACTGTGGACTGTCACGGTGTGTGGAAGATAGACAGAAAGTTTGAAATTGACAGGGAAAGTTGATAGTAGATGGTGGTTATTAAGGAAATAACTGTCAACTGTCAACTTTCAACTGTCAACTGAACCGAAGGGAGCGTTCATATGGAAGAGAAGACGACTGTTACGATTCGCCTGCCCCTGACCCGGGAGCAGCGGGAGGATGTATTTGTGGGCATCAACGGCAAGACCTGGCTCATCAAGCGGGGTGAGGCGGTGGAGGTGCCCTGGAATGTGGCCCAGGTGCTGGCCCGGCGGGAGAAGAGCCTGGCCGATGCCATGGAATTCGAAGCCCAGGCGGCCCAGCCCCTGGAGCATCTGGAGGGCAGATAAATGACGGTGCGGGAAGTGATCGAGGCGGCGGACCGGCGCAAGCCCAACCTCTACAGCCGGGAGGAAAAGCTGCGGTGGCTGGAGGAGGCCGAGGGCATGGTCTGGGGTGCGCTGGAAGCCTTTCACGCAGTGCGCGGCTCTTTTGAGGGCTTCGACCTGGAGGCCTGGCCGGACAAGCAGCTGATGCTGCCCAAGCCCTATACGGGGCTCTACTACCTCTGGCTGGAGGGGTCTATCTCCTATGCAGATCAGGACTTCACCCTCTACAACAACGCCATGAGCCGGTTCAATGCCCTTTGGCGGGAGTTCTTTGCCTGGTGCTGCCGGACCATTCCCCAGCCCGGAAAATCCTTCCGCTATCTGTAAAAAAGGAGGCGGCAATATGGAAATGCCCACATTGCGGCGGCTCCGGACCAGCCGCCGGACGGTGGATGCCTTCGGCGGGCTGAACCGGTGCCCCCGGACCGGCGAAGGGGAATTTGCGCAGATGGAAAACCTGTCCTCGGACTTTTATCCCGTGCTGGCCCCCTGCCCGCCCCGGGAAAAGCTGGAGCCTGCGGGGGTCACCGCCCTGGGCACAGGGCAGAGCCTTTTCTACACCCAGGGTACAGAGCTGGTGCTGGGGGACCGGCGAATTGACCTGGGTCTCACCCCGGAGGGGCCCAAGCAGCTGGTGAAGATGGGGGCCTATGTGGTGGTGTTCCCGGACAGGAAATACGCCAGCACCCTGGACGGCGCGGACTTCGGCAGCCTGGAGGCCCGGTTCGAAGGAAACGACGCGGTGTTGACCCCCTGCACCCTGGAAGGCGCAGACCGAATCCCGGCGCACGTACAGTCCGCCGAGCCAAAGGAGCCGGAAAACGGCACCCTCTGGCTGGACACGGCATCTTCTCCCGCCGTGCTGAAGGAATGGTCCGCCGCCTCCAACCTCTGGGTCGCAGTGGAAACACCCTATGTGCGCATTGACGCCCCGGGCATTGGCCTTTGCTTCCGGCAATACGACGGCGTGACCCTTTCGGGCACGGATGGGCTGGACGGGGCCAATGTGATCTGGCAGGCGGAGGAAAATTTCGTCGTGGTCTCCGGCGTATTGGAGGGGCAGCAGAAAATCGGTACGCTGCTTTTGTCCCGGACCGTACCGGAAATGGACTATGTCATCGAGTGCGGCAACCGGCTCTGGGGCTGCCGGGCGGGAACGGACCGCCAAGGAGATCCCGTCAATGAGATCTACGCCTCCAAGCTGGGAGACTTCCGGAACTGGAACTGCTTCATGGGGCTGACCACAGACAGCTATGCCGTCACCGTGGGTACCCAGGGGCCCTTCACCGGGGCCATCACCTACCTTGGCAATCCCCTGTTTTTCAAGGAGGACTGCCTGTATAAGATCTACGGCAGCTACCCCGCCGCCTTTCATGTCCAGTCCACGGTATGCCGGGGCGTGGCCCGGGGCAGCGGCGGGAGCCTGGCCATTGTGGGGGAGACGCTTTTCTATAAGTCCCCCATGGGTGTGTGCGCCTACGACGGCGCTCTGCCCGCAGAGGTGGGCAGAGCGCTGGGCACGGAGCCGCTGGAAGGGGGCATCGGCGCAGGCTGGGCCGGGAAATATTTCCTGAGCCTGCGGGAGAGCACCGGAACGGATGCTCTGTATGTCTACGACAAGCTGCTGGGCCAGTGGCACCGGGAGACGGGCTTCGAAGCCCGGCAGATGGTGTCCCACGGCGGAAAGCTCTACGGTCTGGACGAAAGCGGCGAAATGTGGCTGCTGCGGGGCGGCAAAAGCCGGGAACGGGTAAAATGGATGGCCCGCACCGGGCGCATCTCCGGCTGGGACGGTCAGCGGATGGTCCTGAAAAGCCTGGAGCTGCAGCTGCTTCTGGCAAACCGCGCCCGGATGGACATCTCCGTGCGCTATGACGACCGGGGTGTCTGGGAAAAGGTGGGCACTCTGACGGGCTCGGACCGCCGCTTCCTGCTTCCCATTCGCCCAAAGCCATGCAGCCATTTGGAGCTGCTGCTGGAGGGGGAGGGCGATGTCCGGCTCCTGTCCCTGACCCGGGTGCTGCGGCAGGGAGGTGGGGTATGACCCCCTTGGAGCTGCGGCTGCCGAACCTGACGGAGGGCGAACCGGAAGCCCAGCTGCGGCAGCTGCGCAGCTACCTGTACCAGCTGACGGAGCAGCTGCAGCTGGCTCTGGGCAGCCGGGAAGAGGCCGCAGTCACACCGGATACCCAAAAGCTGCTCCGTGAAGCGGTGGCCCTGAGTGCCAAGCGGGGGGATGGCCGGTATGCGGGACTGGAAGCCCTGGAAGTTCCCTGGCGGCAGCAGGCAGGCGCAGCGGAAGCATTGGAGGCCCGTCTTGCATTGCTGGAGGGGAAACCGGAGCCCCCGGAATTGCCCGCCGAGGCCCTGTACCGGGAAGGCACAGCGGGTATGCAGGTTCAGCAGGCGGATACGGTCCGCTTTCTGCCCCTGCCCCCCTTCGTCCAAACCCCGGACGGGCACTGGCAAATTCAGTAGAAGGAAGGAGAAGACATGGAAGAAGAGAAGAAAAAATACACCGCGTCTGCTCAGGTGGAGCAGGCGCGGCAGGAGGCCCAGGCCAGTGACGCCCGGAAGCCCGGGAAATACGTCTCCAAATGGCAGCAGCAGCTGGACGCGGCCATGGAGAAGATCCTGAACCGGGAGAAGTTTTCCTACAACCTGAACGGCGATGCCCTGTACCGGCAGTACAAGGATCAGGCCATTCAGAACGGGCGGCTGGCCATGCAGGATACCCTGGGGCAGGCGGCGGCCATGACCGGAGGCTTCGGCAGCTCCTACGGTCAGACCGCAGCCCAGCAGGCCTACCGGCAGCAGATGGCGAATCTGGGTGACAAGGCCTCCGCCCTATACGACAAGGCCCGCTCGGAATACGACCGGCAGGGCACGGCGGACAAGCAGGCCTATGACCTGCTCTTGCAGCGGGAGAACAGCAGTCAGAACCAGTACAAGCAGAATCTGGCGGCCTGGGAAGCGGAGAATCAGCGGCTCTGGAACCGCTACGACCAGGCCCGCAGTGACGACTACGGCGCCTACCGGGACGAGATCAAGGACGACCAGTGGCTCCGGGAATTCCAGCAGGCCCAGGAGCAGTTCTACGAAAAGCTGCGGCGGCAGTATGGCTACTAAAGGAGGCGGCATGATTTTATCCAGTTTGACCGTCCCCCTGACCGTTCAGGGGGACACCCTGGGCGCTCCTCTGGCCATTACGCTGCCCAGCCTGGGGCGGACGGTAGGGCTGCGCTACCGCTGCGGTGCAAAATCGGGAACCGTCGCAGCCCCCGGCAGACTCACCCGGGCAGAATGGACACCGCCGCTGACCCTGGCAGAGGAATATCCGGACCGGGATAAAATCCCCGTCAAGCTGATTCTGGATGCCTATGAAAACGGCAAAATCGAAGACAGCCGGGAAAAGCAGGTGCTGCTGTCCATCCCGGAAGGATTCCATCCCACGGTGACGCTGCGGGCAGCACCCCAGGCAGGGGATCACTTTCTGCAAGGCGGCCAGGCCCTGGTTGAAGTGACTGCTTCGGGAACTCTGGGCGCAGAGATCACCGGCTGCACCGTCCGCTGCGGCGATCTGACCGGGCAGGGGCAAAGGCTTTGCTTCGACCTGCCCCAGGCAGGGGAAATTCCGGTGACGGCCCGGGTAACGGACAGCCGGGGCAGGTCTTCCCAGGCGAGCGCCACCGTCTCCGTGGAGCCGGGCGGCACCGGCAGCGAGTCTCCCCTGGTGGACCTGAACCCGGCGGCCAAGGCCCTGGGCATCGGCTGCCGGGGAGATGCCCAGAATACCCTTTCCATGGGTCTGGCCCTGGACATGGGCGGACAGCGGCTATCCGGGCTGCCTACGGCGGTGGAGTCCACCGATGCCATGTCCCTGGGGCAGGCGGCGGCAAGCTTTCTGGGGCTGCGGAAGCTCTGGGAGAATCCGAGCCCCGAGCAGGAATTTCCCGCCCAGACCGTTGCTGCCGCCGGGGCGCTTCTGCTCATCGAGGCGGCGGCTCAGGCGGGCAGTGCGCAGCGGGTCTGGGAGCTTGCCGGGACTGCCGGGGCCATCAGGGTGCTCTCCGGCAGCACCCTGGCAGCCCGAACACTCCGGCAGACCGAAGCCGGGCTGGAATTCGCCGCTGCCGCACCGGCAGACACCTGGGCGGTGCCTCTGGCGGTATACGCACTGAAAGAAGGGAGTATCGGATGAACGCAACGGTATTGGCATCCCTGATCACAGGGCTGCTGTCTCTGGCGGGGGTCATGCTGAGCAATCTCCTGTCGGACCGGCGGCGGGAAAATGCCCTGCGGACTGCCCAGGCCGTAACAGATGAGCAGCTGCGGCAGCTGACAAGGGAGGTCCGGGAGCACAACAATTTTGCCCGGCGAATGCCGGTGGTAGAAGAGCAGATCAAAGTCATCAATCACAGGTTAGAGGACCTGGAAAAGGAAGGAGCAAAATCATGATCAATTGGAAGGTACGTCTGAAAAATGTGAATTTCTGGCTGGCGGCAATCCCCGCCGCCCTGCTGGTAGCCCAGAGCATCGCCGCTCTGTTTGGCTTTGCCCTGCCCGTACAGGCAGTGGAGGGAAAGCTGCTGGACCTGATCAATGCAGTGTTTGGACTGCTGACCATTCTCGGCATCGTCAACGACCCCACCACCCGCGGCCTCCGCGACAGCACCCGGGCAATGGAATATCAAAATCCCAACTAATACGCCATGGGGCGGCTGCAAAAGCAGCCGCCCCGGAAGCGCAGCATTACCCACTTTTTTCGCAGGTGTGCAAACAAGTGCATAAAAATGCCCCTTTTTTCTCTTAGCATAACTATACCACAGAGTGGAACAGCCAGCGAGAGGGACAGGGGACATTTTGTTTACGTAATATGTCGGCCCTCAGAAGGGATGGCGGCAGCCGTAGAGGAATACGGCCATGGGGGCGAGGAGCACAGGGGTTCCTGCGAACACCAGCAGCCAGTCCGGAGTTCTCAGGGCCACCCGGGAGACGGCCAGCCACAGCACAGCCCCCAGCAGCGCGCCAATAACGGCCAAAACCCACGCGCAAACCCTATATTTGCGCTCTGCCATCCAGGAAGTACGGTCTACAAGATTCCACAGTTTTTTCATAACAATTCCTTCTTTCTGCCCTCACCCTACCCCCGGAAGGTAAAGGGCACAACGGTGGAATCGTAAAACATAGGTAAAATCCCGAAATTTTACACTGGCTTTACATTCCGCCCCGTTTGGACTTTACGCAGCCAATTTAAGATAGGGTCAGAAACGTAAAGGAGCTGTAAAAAATGGATATTTTTGGGATCTTGAATCTGTTGGGCGGCCTGGCCCTGTTCTTATACGGCATGTCCGCCATGGGCGACGGGCTGGTGCAGCTGTCCGGCGGCCGCCTGGAAAAAATACTGGAAAAGCTGACCCAGAAGAAGATCATGGCCGTGCTGCTGGGCCTGCTGGTGACGGCCGTCATCCAGTCCTCCTCCGCCACCACGGTTATGGTGGTCGGCTTTGTAAACTCCGGCATTATGAACCTCAGTCAGGCCGTGGGCATCATCATGGGCGCCAACATCGGCACCACCGTCACCTCCTGGCTGCTGTCCCTGACGGGCATTCAGGGCAGCAATCTGTTCCTGAAGCTTTTGAAGCCCAGCTCCTTCTCCCCGGTTCTGGCCGCCATCGGTGTCATTCTCACCATGACAGCCAAGGAGGACGACAGAAAGAAAAACATCGGTACCATTTTCGTGGGCTTCGCCATTTTGATGTTCGGCATGGAGGCCATGAGCTCCTCCGTCTCCCCCCTGGCCCAGAATGAGAAGTTCACCGGCATTCTCACCGCCTTCTCCAACCCCATCCTGGGTCTGCTGGCCGGTGCGGCCCTGACCGCCATCATCCAGTCCTCCTCCGCCTCCGTGGGTATTTTGCAGGCCCTGTGCATGACCGGGGCCGTCAGCTTCGGCACCGCCATTCCCATCATCATGGGCCAGAACATCGGCACCTGTGTCACGGCCCTGCTCTCCGGCATGGGGGCCAGCAAGAATGCCCGCCGTGCCTCTCTCATCCATCTTTATTTTAATTTAATTGGCACTTTGCTGTTTCTTGTGGTATTCTATACATTGAACAGCTTCCTGCACTTCTCCTTCCTGCTCACCCCCGCCAGCGCGGCGGACATTGCCGTGATCCACAGCCTGTTCAACATCGGCTGCACCATCGTGCTCTTCCCCTTCTCCAATGTGCTGGTGAAGCTGGCACAGCTCACCATCCCCGACGGCAGGGAGGCCGCCCAGGATACCCGCCCCGCAGCCTTGCAGGCTCTGGACGAGCGCTTCCTGGACCGGCCCGGCTTTGCCATGAACCTGTGCAAGGAGGCCGTGGACCATATGGCGGACCTGGCCCGGAACTCCTTCCAGCTGGCCATGGGGCTGCTGGACAACTTCTCCGAAAAGGATTTGCAGCGCGTCATCGCCATGGAGCAGGAATCCGACAGCTACGAAGACACTTTGGGCACCTATCTCGTCAAGCTCTCCGGCAAGGACCTGAGCAAGGCAGACAGCCGGACGCTGTCCATCCTGCTGCACTGCATCAATGACTTCGAGCGCATCTCGGACCATGCCATCAACGTGGCCGAATCCGCCCAGGAGCTGCGCGACAAGGGGCTGGCCCTGTCCGAGGACAGCCGGAAGGAGCTGGCCGTCTACGGCAAGGCCGTCAGCGACATTCTGGATCTGACCGTCTCCGTCTTCGCTGCGGACGATACGGATCGCGCCCGGTCCGTGGAGCCTCTGGAGGAGGTCATCGATACCCTGAGCATCGAGATGCGGCAGCGGCACATTATCCGGCTGCGCAAGGGCGCCTGCTCTTTGGAGGCAGGGCTCATTCTGGAGGACCTGCTCACCGGCTACGAGCGGGTATCGGACCACTGCTCCAATGTGGCCGTATGCCTGATCGAGGTCCACGCCAACGAATACGACACCCACGAATATCTGAATCTGACCACCAAGGGCAGCGACCCCTGGTTCCGGCAGGAATACGACAAGAAGCTGAAGGAATACCCCCTGCCCTGA